TACTTCTGCCCAGCTGTATGACGCTTTGTTTGCCGAGCTAAAGAGATGGGTCAAAGAACTACCCAAGCCTATCCAAGACCTACTTGATGTCAAACAAGAGAGGATAGAACTCAAAGCTTCCGCTACCGAGGCTTTTATCTCTGCTCGAACATCTCGTGCTGAACAACCCGAAGCCTTACAAGGTGTCCACTCTGATAACGTGATGCTGGTAGCAGATGAGGCTTCTGGTGTCCCAGAGGCAGTATTTGAGGCCGCTGCGGGTTCTATGTCTGGTCATAACGCTCTAACCATACTGTTAGGCAATCCAGTACGCTCTTCTGGCTTCTTCTTTGACACACATAATCGTCTAAAAGATGAATGGTGGACTAGACGGGTATCCTGTCTGGACTCTACCCGTGTCAGTAAAGAGTACGTAGAAGACATGAAATCCCGCTATGGCGAGGAATCTAATGCCTATCGTATCCGTGTACTAGGTGAATTCCCAAGGAGTGACGATGACACGATTATCCCAATGGAACTACTTGAGTCTGCTAAACATCGAGATACAAGAGCCTATGAAGACGCTCCGATTGTTTGGGGATTGGACGTTGCTCGGTTCGGCTCTGACTCGTCAGTTTTGTGTAAGCGTCAATCCAATGTGGTTCATACACTAGAGCGCTGGAGAAACCTAGACCTCATGCAACTCACTGGTGCGGTGGTGGCTCAGTACGAAGCCTGTGACCACAAGAGTAAACCTACAGAGATTCTGGTTGACTCTATTGGCCTTGGAGCTGGTGTTGTTGACCGATTAAGAGAACTTAAGTTGCCATGCAGGGGTATTAACGTATCTGAGAGTCCAGCAATGGGCGGTACTTATCTCAACCTGAGAGCAGAACTATGGCACAAAACCAAGGCTTGGCTTGAGAAACGTGACTGCAAGATACCAAACAATGAAGATTTCATTGCTGAACTGGCGACTGTAAGGTACACCTTTACATCCAACGGCAAGATTAAGATTGAATCTAAGGACGATATTAGACGTAGGGGATTGAAATCTCCTGACATGGCTGATGCTTTTGTGTTGACATTTGCATCCGATGCCGCTACTGTGTCTTGGGGATCAAATATGTCTTGGGGTAAACCGATAAAAAGGTTGATCCGTGGCCTAGTCTGATTGCCGTTGCCATTTTAGAGCCACCTTAAGCAAGTGGCTCTTTTTTTTATTACCACAGTATGGTAGTATTGCGAAACCTATATTGGAGATTCCTATGAACATGGATGATGCTGCCAACAAGATTGGCAAAGTAATGGGTGAATACAAGCGTGGCAAGCTCAAGTCTTCTTCTGGTCAGAAGGTTAAATCCCGTGACCAAGCCGTAGCTATCGCAATGAGCGAGTCTCGTGCTATGCCTAAACGTGGTGGCAGAACTGCAACCAATCGAAGCAAAAAGTAACTTAAGGAAAAATTATGTCTTTCTTAACAAGAGATAACAATGGTAATACCATCCCTAATGTATTTAGAATTGGTACGACACAAGTTTTTACAGTAACAAATTCTAGTGTTGCAAGTACCGCTTTTGCGGCCTCAACTACTCATGTTCGAGTTTCTTGCTCATTAGGCCATTGCCATATCCAGTTTGGATCTGCACCAACAGCAAGCATTACGACAAGCCCAATGATGGCAAACAATACATCTGAAATTTTCCCCGTGGCTTCTGGTGACAAGATTGCTGTTATTAAAGATTCTGGTGTTACTGCTTCCACAATTAGCGTTACGGAGTTGTTATGAAGCCTGGACTCTATGCCAATATTAATGCCAAGCAAGAACGTATCAAGGCTGGCTCTAAAGAGAAGATGCGTAAGCCTGGCACTAAGGGCGCACCTACTGCCAAAGACTTTAAGCAAGCGGCTAAGACTGCTAAGAAAAAATGAGCGCTGCGTGGACCAGAAAAGAAGGGCAAAACCCTAAAGGTGGGTTAAATGCTAAAGGTCGTGCTAGTTTAAAAGCACAAGGCCAAGACATTAAAGCCCCTGTTAAGTCTGGAGATAATCCACGTAGAGCTAGTTTCCTTGCAAGGATGGCAGGAAATGATGGTCCTGAGTACAAAGATGGAAAGCCAACTAGATTACTTCTAAGCCTCCAAGCATGGGGTGCAAGCAGTAAAGCAGATGCTAGAGCAAAGGCTAAAGCTATTTCTGCAAGGAATAAAAAATGAAATGCCCTATCGCTACTTATGACATCAAGGCCAACTTGAAAGCCCGTAATTGGGCAATCAAGAATGTGGACTATGGTCCTGCCAACCCAGAAGAAGACAACGAAGAATACTGGCAGAACCTCGCTGATATGTGGACAGTATCTATTGATAAAGTTCAAGAGATGCGTTGCGGTAACTGCGCTGCCTTTATCCAGACCCCAGAGATGCTTGACTGTATCCTTAAAGGTATAGATGAAGAGACTGATGGCTATGCCAAAGATGTACAGGGTGCGGCTAATCTTGGCTACTGTGAGCTATTTGACTTTAAGTGTGCGGGTGAGCGTACCTGTTCAGCATGGCTATCTGGTGGCCCTATCACCAAGAAGATGACCAAGAATCAATCTAATATGTTGATGATGGCTAAGACCGAATACGACATGGAAGAAGAGGAGGACTAAATGCCTACATGGTTATCAGCATTATTTGAATCATTTGGTCCAGAAGCAGTTGGTGGATCTGAAGCTGTAATGAGTGGCGGTGCAGCGCCAGTATCTTTTGGTCAACAAGCAACCCAAGCTGTTGGCAATATGATTTCTCCGCAAATGCAACCCTACCAAAACTTCTACAACACAGCTATGAATCCAAATGCAAGCATGGCTGACACTGCTAGAAGTGGTTTCCAATTAGCATTTAATCCTAATGAAGATGAAAAGAATCTTGGCTTCAAACAAATGCCTAACGCATATGGTGGTATGGCTAACAATAATGTTGGTGGCATCCCTTCTCTATTACAGAATACTAATTCTGGAATCCTCCCTTATATCGGTTCACGATAAGGAAATAATATGATTAACGAAAATCCAATGTTGATGGCTGAGACCATGCAAGGCGAGATGGAAGGCGATGAGGTAATGTCTGAAGAGCAACTTCAAGGCGTTATCTCTGCTGAAATCTATGATGCCATTTCTTTTATAGATGATGACATTGGTGGCAATCGTGCATTAGCGACTGAATACTACTATGGCCTACCATTTGGTGACGAAGAAGAAGGCCGATCACAAGTAGTGTCAATGGATGTCCGTGATACTGTTCAAGGCATCTTGCCAAGCTTAATGCGTATATTCTTTGGTCCAGAGCGTGTGGTTGAGTTCACCCCACAAGGACCAGAGGATGTTCAGAATGCTGAACAAGCTACAGACTATGTAGACTTTATCTTCAAGCGTGATAACCCTGGCTTTAAGATCCTTCACTCTGCTTTCAAAGATGCTTTGGTTCGCAAGTGCGGTATCGTTAAATACTATTGGGATGAGTCAGTAGAAGTTAAAGCAGAATCATTCTCTATGCTTGATGAGCAGAGCATGATGATGTTGACAGAGAACCCAGATGTGGAAATCTCTGCGGTGCGTGAGTATCCAGTGCCAGGTACTGAGCCTATGAATGAAGCTCAAGGCATTATGACTCCACCTCCCATGATGTACGATGTGGAGATCAAGCGCAGAATTAAATCTGGTAAGGTAAAGATTGAGTCTCTACCACCAGAAGAGTTCCTGATTGACCGCAGGGCAAAGTCTATTGAAGAAGCTACTTTTGTAGGCCACAGGACTATGAAGACTGTTTCCGATCTAGTGGCTATGGGTTATGACTACGATGAGATGGTTGAAGTTGCTGGCAATGGTAACGACTTTGACAACAACCAAGAGTACACATCCCGCAACCCGTTTGCTGTTATCAGTACCGCAAACAATGGTGATCCATCAAGCAAGAGTGTTCTCTATATTGAAGGCTACTTAAAGGTAGACTTTGATGGCGATGGCATTGCTGAGATGCGTAGGATTTGTACTGTAGGTACAGGCAACAAAGTTCTGCGTAACGAAATTGTTGATGACAGGCAGTTTGCTGACTTCTGTCCTGATCCAGAACCCCATACCTTTTTTGGTATGTGTCCTGCTGACGTAGTGATGGATATTCAGCGTATTAAGTCTAATGTCCAACGTGGCATCCTAGACTCTTTGGCTCAAGCTATCCATCCACGCACTGCCATCGTAGAAGGACAAGCCAACATGGAAGACGTCCTTAATACTGAAGTGGGTGCTGTGATTCGCATGAGAGCGCCAGGCATGGTTCAGCCGTTTACTACTCCGTTTGTTGGTCAGGCAGCATTCCCAATGCTTGACTACTTGGATGACATTAAACAGACCCGTACAGGCATTTCCAAGGCCGCTGCAGGGTTAGATGCAGATGCTCTCCAGAGTACAACCAAAGCCGCAGTATCAGCGACTGTCAATGCCGCACATCAGCACATTGAGATGATTGCCCGTATCTTTGCGGAAACTGGTTTACGTAAGTTGTTTACTGGCATCTTGAAGTTGGTTGTTGAGAATCAAGACCGAGCAAGAATGGTTCGTTTGCGTAATACATTCGTACCAATTGACCCCCGTTCATGGGATTCTAAGATGGACGTAACAGTCAATGTGGGTGTTGGTGATGGCACTATTGAAGACCGAATCAATATCTTGAATCAGGTTGCAATGCGTCAGGAAATGCTGATTGAAAAGACAGGTCCTAATAATCCTGTTGTAACAATACCACAGTACACAAACACTTTAACCAAGATGTTGCAACTTGCTGGCATCAAGGATTCACAGAATTACTTTAATCAGTTACCTGCTGACTTCCAACTGCCAGAACCTCCAGAACCAAAGCCTACGCCAGAGGAAGTTTTGGCCCAAGTACAAGCACAATCTATTCAAGCGGATATTCAAAAGAAAGCTGCTGAATTGGATTTAGAGCGTCAGAAAATGATTATGTCTGATGACAGAGAAAGAGATCGTATTGAGCAAGATGGTATTTTGCGTAGATATGAGCTAGAATTGAAATATGGTGTACAAATTCAAAGCGCAGAAATAGATGCTGCAATGAATAGAGACCGAGAATTAATCCGTCAACAGGCTGCAATGAATCAGGCGCAAGTCCCTCAACAGCCCCAACCAATGATGTAAATGGACGATTTAGAAATTAACCTCGCAAGAGGAGACAGAGCTAGGTTACTTCTTGAGGATGAACTTCTCAATGAAATGCTTACAAAGATTGAAGACGATTGTTATCGTGAGATTAGGAATTCCAAGTTAATGGAAAATCCTATTCGAGAGCAAGCTTACTTGCTTCTGACAACAGTTGACATTCTGAGAGCAAAACTACGCTCTGTTATGGATACAGGCAAGATGGCAGAGGTTGCCCTTGTTCGCAGACGGGGTAGACCCCCAAACAAATGATTGTTAAACTAAGAGGTAGATATGTCCGATAACGCAAATGCAGTCGGTTCGATTACAGTAAACCAAGCAGCGCAAAGCTTTGCTTCCATGCTAGACGCTCAAGAGGGTGTTGACACTGGTGCAGAGGCGCAACCAGAGGAGGAGCAATCCGAATCTGAGTCTGAAGAGGTGGAATCTGCGGAATTGCAAGAAGAAGCAGAGGAACCCTCCGAGGAAGTAGGAAGCGAAGACGAAGAGTCCGAAGAAGAAGCTCCAAGGGATCAGAAGTTTATTGTCAAAGTTGATGGTAAAGAAATCGAAGTCCCAAAGGAAGAACTGATCCGAGGTTATCAACGTGAAGCTGACTACACACGGAAAACGCAGAAACTAGCAGAAGAGCGCAAATTAGTCGAATCTGAGTTTCAGCAAGTACGTGTAGAGCGTGAACAATATTCACAGGTGTTAGGACAATTACAGCAGAAACTACAAGAGTTTGAGCCTCAAGAGCCTGATTGGAATCGTTTAGAAGTTGAAGATCCGACTGAATATGCCCGTCAATGGACATCACATCAGCGTAGACAGCAACAACGATACGCAGTACAAGCAGAGCAGATGAGACTTCAGCAAATGTATCAAGCTGAATCCCAAAAGCATATACAAGCTACTTTAGCGCAGGAAACTGCAATATTGAAAGAGAAAATTCCAGAGTGGAGTTCTCCAGAGAAAGCTAAAGCAGAAGGTAAGGCTTTATTGGAATACGGACAGCAATTGGGCTTTTCCGAGCAGGAGCTGAACACTATCTCTGATTCACGGGCATTACTAGCGCTTCACAAAGCGTGGAAGTATGACCAGATGATGAGTAAGCGTCCAGAATTCCAAGCGAAGATTAAGAAAGCACCAAAGATGGTTAGTTCTGGTTCAGCGGGTAGCGTAAGTTCTAAGTCGAGTGATTTAAATAACGCAAAAAAGCGTCTTGCACAAACTGGAAGCGTCAGAGATGCCGCATCCCTTTTCGAGAAATTTATTTAAGGACCTATCATGGCTGCTATTACAAACACGTACACCCGATTTGACGCTAAAGGCGTTCGGGAAGATCTTTCAAATGTTATCTATCAGATTTCACCAGAAGAAACTCCATTTATGAGCAATGTTGGTCGTGAAAACGTATCCAACACATTCTTTGAATGGCAAACAGATGACCTGGCTGCTGCCAGCACAACCAATGCACAGATCGAGGGCGATGACATCACCTCTTTCACAGCAGTTACAGCTACAGTTCGTTTGGGCAACTACACCCAGATTAGCCGTAAGGATGTAATCATTGCTGGTACTTTGGAAGCTGTTGACAAAGCAGGCAGGCGCTCAGAATTGAGCTACCAAATGGCTAAAAAATCTGCGGAAATTAAGCGTGACATGGAGTCAACAATGTTGGCTAACCAAGCCGCTGCCGCTGGTTCTACGTCATCTGCCCGTAAATCAGGCGCTTTGTTGGCCTTCTTGAAGACCAATACTAGCGAAGGTACTGGTGGTTCTGATCCTTCATATACCACTATCCCTGATGCGGCTCGTACTGATGCTACAACTACTAACTTGCGTTCATTCAGCGAAGCATTGCTGAAAGACGTAATTCAGAAGGTGTGGACAGAAGGTGGTGCTCCTTCCATCGTTATGGCTGGTCCTGTTAACAAACAGAACTTGTCTAAGATGGCTGGTATTGCTGGTCAGCGTTTCAATGCTACAGGTGCAAAGCCTTCAACCATCATTGGCGCTGCAGATGTTTATGTTTCCGATTTTGGTAACGTAAGCATTGTTGCTAACCGCTTCCAACGTGAGCGTGATGTTTTTGTGCTTGATCCTGAGTACGCAAGCGTCTGCTATCTGCGTCCCTTTCAGACAGTTGAACTGGCTAAGACAGGTGATGCCGAGAAGCGTATGCTCTTGTGTGAGTGGGGCTTGAAGATCAAGAATGAGAAAGCTCATGGCGCAGTCTATGACTTGAACTCAACAATTCAGACCTAATCTGAGTAACTAAGGGTGGGCTAATAACCCACCCTTTTTTTTATGACTACAAAAATCTTTGACATAAACCAAGAGATGGGAACCAAGAAACTTTGGCATTACGACAATGACAAAGATGAGGCAACCATTCAAACCATTATTGATGCTACTGAGGTAGTTGAAAGTAATAAAGAACGATTTAACTCGTTTGATGAGAAAGCCAATTGGAAGGGTGATATGCACCATGTTGCATCCATCCCGATGGCTTTGTTTTATCAGATGAAAGCAGAAGGCAAACTTGATGACCAAGCTTACATGAAGCGTTGGTTGAATGACCCTGATAATCGTGCATTTCGCACAAGACCTGGAGAAGTTTAATGGATAGTAAGACCATTGGAATTTTGGTTCCAACACGGGATTTTGTTAACTCTGGATTTGCTTTTGATTTAGCTAGGCTAGTTGGATTTACTGTAGGTACAACAAATCACAAGGTAGTTATCTACACTAGCTCTGGCACATTGTTGTCAGCACAACGTCAGGATTTGGCTAGGGATGCTATTGCGGCTGAATGTACCCATACCCTGTGGCTAGATAGCGATATGCGGTTTCCAAAAGATTCTATCATTCGCTTGTTAAAACACGATACGGGTATTGTGTGTGGAAACTATGCAAAACGTAGATTCCCTACAGAGCCTATTGCGGTAAAGAAAAATACCCCAGATATGGATGCAACATTTATCAATCGGGTATATACTGACGATGATTCAACAGGACTTGTTGACGTAGACTACTGCGGGATGGGTGTAATGCTTGTCAAATCCGAAGTCTACAAATCTATGGAATATCCTTGGTTTGCTATCCCTTGGGTTCCCGCTGCGGAAGACTACATTGGTGAAGATGTATGGTTTTGCCGTAGAGCCGCCCAGAATGGGCATAAAACATATGTGGATCAAGATCTTTCTAAAGAGATCTTCCATATTGGAACATTTGAGTTCAAACATGAGCATACACTAGCGTGTAGGGATGTAGAAAATGGCACTTGATACCTTTAGTGGATTGAAGACAACGATTGCTGATTATCTTAATCGGGATGACCTGACTTCTATTATTCCTAGCTTTATCTCTATTGCAGAAGCAAAATTTAATCGTAAATTGCGTGTGCGCCAGATGGTAAAGCGGGCTACTGCCACTTTAGATACTGCTTTCTTTGCTTTTCCATCAGACTTTCTACAGGCTAAAGAGTTTCAGTTAAACACAAACCCAATTACATATCTTGAGTTTGTTACTGAAAAGCAGGGTGATTTAATGCGTCAAGATGCAATCATTGCTGCTGGTCAACCAAAATATTACACTATTGTCGGTACTCAGTTAGAAGTAATTGCAAGTCCAGATAGTGGTTATACGGGTGAACTTACCTATTATGGTAAGATTCCTGCGTTGAGTGATTCAAACACAAGCAACTGGCTTCTAGCTTATGCCCCAGACTTGTACTTATATGGTGCATTGGTTGAGGCAACTCCATATTTGAAAGATGATGAGCGTCTTGCCACTTGGAGTACGTTGTATACAAACTCCTTGGGCGACATAGAGGTGGCAGATCAAAGGGCATCTGTTTCTTCTACTCCGATTGTTCGTGCCCGATCTTTGGGGTGATATATGGCTGGTTCATTTTCCGATTACTTAGAAGATAAGCTTCTAAAACACGCATTTACCAATACGTCTTATACACCTGCATCTACTTTGTATGTAGGTTTGTATACTGCCGCACCTACTGATGCTGGCGGTGGCACACAAGTGTCTGGTGGTAGCTATGCCCGAGTATCTGTAGCATTTACTGTAAGTGGAACTGGTACGTTGTGTACTAACTCTGCTGCAGTAGAGTTTGCTGCCGCTACTGCCTCATGGGGAACCATTGTTGCTGTTGGCGTATTTGACGCTTCAACTTCTGGCAATCTATTGGCTTGGGCAGACTTAGCTGTAAACAAAACAATTGAATCGGGTGATATTTTCCGTATCCCTACTGGCGATCTTGACATTACATTGAGTTAATCATGGCACTTGTACTTGCTGATCGGGTAAAGGAAACTACTACCACAACAGGCACAAGTGATTTTGCACTTGGTGGTGCTGTAAGTGGCTTCCAAACATTTTCTGCTGGTGTTGGCAATAGCAACACTACTTACTACTCAGTAGCCCTTGGTTCTGATTGGGAAGTTGGTCTTGGCACGTTATCTAGTGATGGATTAACGCTTGCCAGGACTACTGTATTGCAGTCTAGCAATAGTGATACAAAAGTCTCGTTTGCTGCAGGATCTAAAGATGTATTTGTAACTTACCCTGCTGATAAGTCAGTATTGAGTGACTCTACACAGACACTGACAAACAAGACTTTAACTAGTCCTACATTAACCACACCTATTCTTGGTACACCTCAGAGTGGTGTTTTGACTAACGCTACTGGATTGCCTTTAACTACAGGTGTTACTGGTACTCTTCCAGTTGGTAATGGTGGCACAGGTGCTACTACTTTAACGCTAAATAATGTAATTCTAGGAAATGGAACTTCTGCAGTTCAAGTTGTTGCTCCAGGCACTACAGGAAATGTACTGACTTCTAATGGCACAACATGGTCTTCTACTGCGCCAGCGGCTAGTGGTCTAACAAGAGCGCAAGTAAGTGCTGTTTCACTTGTTTTTGGAATTTAAGGATAAATCATGGCAGCACCAAATATTCTTGCCGCAACTACTGCAACACCGCATACAGTTTCAATTACTCCTGCAGATACAGCTCGTAACGCATTAGTTGCCGCCCCATCTTCTGGAGCAGTGCAAAAGATTAACCAAATTATGGTTGCAAACATTGATGGTGCAGCAGCTTATGACGCAACAGTTGAAGTTCGCTTGGCTGATGGCACAACATACAGATCATTAGCCTCAACAATCTCTATACCAGCAGATGCTTCATTGATTATTTCTGATAAAACTACTATGTTTTATTTGATGGACACTTCTGTTTCTGGTGAGGCAAGCACTTTGTGGGTTACTAGTAGTACCGCAAGTAAGCTTACCTATACAGTAAGTTACGAAACAATTTCCTAATTGGTGATCTTATGGGAATACGATCAATTGGTAATTTTGTTTCAGCAGCTTTTAATCCTTTAAATGCTCCTCCAACAACTGTTGAATATCTAGTGGTTGCTGGTGGCGGTGGAAGTGGAGCTTCTCAAGCAATTGACTCTGGTGGTATAGGCGGTGGTGGAGCAGGTGGTTTATTAACGGCAACATCATTTGCAGTATCTCTTGGTTCTAGCTTAACTGTAACTGTAGGCGCAGGTGGTGCGGGTGGCACATCTGGTGGTCAAGGTTCAGCAGGTGGAGATTCTGTTTTTAGTTCAATTACCACAACTGGAGGTGGCCCATCAGCGGGACATAGCACTTCTGGCGCACCTACTGGTGGTCGTGGTTCTGGTGCTGGTGGCGGTGGTTTTAATTCCCAAGCCGCTACTACTGGAACATCAGGTCAAGGAAATAATGGTGGCGCATCTTCTAATGGTGGTGGTGGTGGTGGTGGTGCTGGTAGTGTTGGACTTGCCGTTACTGGAGGTGTTAATAATGGCGCAGGTGGCGGTGCTGGAATTTGCTCAACCATAACAGGCCAAAGAGTTTTCTATGCTGGTGGAGGTGGTGGTGGTGCTTATTTAACAGGAGCTGGTAGTTTTGGTGTTGCTGGCGGTGGTAATGGTGGTGATCCATACAACGCTGGAGCTACATCTGGAGCTACAAATACTGGTGGTGGTGGTGGCGGTACTGGTACTGTTGGTGGATCAACAGGAGTTGCTAGGTCAGGTCAGGCAGGAGGTTCTGGCATCGTAATCATTCGTTACCCTGCAACACAATTAGCTCCAACTTCAACAACTGGTTCACCACAAATAACAAATGCTAATGGATACCAAATTTACACTTGGACATCATCTGGAACTATAACTTTTTAACTGGATACATACATGGCACATTTTGCACATATTACTAACGGAATTGTTGACCAAGTTATAGTCATTGATGCTGAAACATTGGCAACAGGTCATTGGGGTAGCCCATCTGAGTGGATTCAAACTAGTTACAACACGCATGGAAATGTTCATGCTACTGGTGGCACTCCATTACACAAGAACTACGCTGGCATTGGTTACACATGGGATGGAGTAGGATTTTCTCCTCCACAACCATTTGCATCTTGGACTAAAAACGTAATAACATATTTGTGGGAAGCACCAACTCCTATGCCTACAGATGGAAAATTCTATCGTTGGGATGAGCCAACATTGGCATGGGTTGAAAAAACTCAAGGGGCTTAATTGTGGCTCAATATAGCGGAATATTTACACTCCCCCAAGTTGCTCAAGCAATTAAAGCCAATAACTGGACAGGACTGCCTCCACAGAATGTTGAGTATTTAGTGGTTGCTGGTGGAGGGGGTGGTGGCCAAAACTCAGGCGGCGGTGGCGGTGGAGGAGGTCTACTTGCTGGTTTTGCTAGTGTAACTAATAATTCTGCATTGACTATTACTGTAGGCGCTGGTGGTACTGGTGGCACTGGGGGTTCAGATAGTGGAACGGCTGGTGCAAACTCTGTCTTCTCATCTATTACTGCTACAGGTGGTGGATTTGGTGGTGGTGGAAGTTCTGATGGCGGGGTTGGTGGAAGCGGTGGCGGTGGCGCTAACGGAGTAAGCGGTTCTGGTATTTCTGGTCAGGGAAATGCTGGGGGTGTATCTTCTGCTAATGGTAGTGGAGGTGGAGGTGCGGGAACTGTTGGAATTGTATATAACGGAGGCGCAGGTATAGCAAGCGTCATTAGTGGCACAGTAACTACATATAGTGGGGGTGGAGGTTCTAGAGGAGATACTACTGGTGGTGTTGGAGGTGTTGGTGGAGGAGGAAACGGTAGTGGAGACAGCCCCGGAGTTGCTGTTGCTGGCACAGTTAACACTGGTGGAGGAGGTGGCGGTGGTCGAATAAGTACGGTTGTAGGTGCAGGCGGTTCAGGTATCGTCATCCTTCGCTATCCAGACACATTTATAGCCGCAACAAGCACAACGGGTTCTCCTACCATTTCTACATCAGGTGGGTTTAGAATATACAAATTTACTTCATCAGGTTCCATAACCTTTTAATCATGGCAAATAATATTGTACTTACTGATGAGCAACTAGAGCTTCTAGTTGAAAAGGTTACTGAAAAAGTAATCGAAAATGTTTATATTAGCATTGGCGAAAGCATTGTTAAAAAGTTCTTCTGGGTAGTTGGACTAGGAACAGTAGCTTTGTTTGCATGGCTAGGTGGGAACGGACATCTTAAATAATGTTTGGCTTTTACGCACTATCTGAAGCTCCTTTTTCGTCACTTGCGGGTGGCTTTAAAGATGCGTCTGCAAATGTAGATGCTGTTACTTCAGTTACTGCCAGTGCTATCTATTTAGGTGCAGGAGCTGCCACAAGTGCTACAACTTCTACAGTTGCGACTAGTGCAAATTACAGCGCAGGTGGAAGAGCAGATATTCAAGCAGTTTCCAATGCTACTGCGTATGCAGTAAGTGTTTTTTCTACGATAATTGTTATATTCCCAGAGAGTACAGTATCCGCTAATGGTGTGGCTGTATACCTAGCATCTGCAAATTCATCTGCCCTATCTAGCGTTACCGCATCTGGTAGACGTAAATGGGAAAATGAAGATGATATTGCAGAGACTTGGACAACAATTACAGACGTTTCTGAGAGTTGGACTGATGTTTCAGATCAATCAGAAACTTGGACAACAGTAAATTAAGAGGTCATTATGGCTGATACCACAACCACAAATTTAAGTCTTACTAAACCAGAAGTAGGTGCTTCTAGCGATACTTGGGGTACTAAGATCAACACAGACTTAGACACCATTGATGCTTTGTTTGATACTGGTCCTTTGCTTAAAGTTACCAAAGGTGGTACTGGTGTAGGAACTAAAACAGGTACAGGATCTGTTGTTCTAAGCACTTCTCCTACTTTGGTTACTCCATTATTAGGTACGCCTACATCTGGAGTTGCAACTAACCTTACTGGATTGCCTTTAACTACTGGTGTAACAGGTACTTTGCCTATTGCTAATGGTGGAACAGGATTAACCTCTGCAGGTGCAGCAGGTTACTACGTTAAATCAGATGGCACTAACTTTCTTTTATCAGCAATCAGTACAAACTTTTCAATTCCTGTTGCAACAAGAACCTCAAACACAATATTAGGTCTTGCTGACAATGGTTATTACTTTGACATCACCAGTGGTACTTTTACACAGACATTTGTTGCCGCTGCAACATTGGGCGCAGGATGGTGGTGCTACATAGGTAATTCTGGAACTGGTAACTTAACTTTAGACCCTAATAGTTCAGAAACTATTGATGGATTGACAAGTTTCATTATGTATCCAAAAGAAGTTCGTTTGGTAATGTGCAATGGAACTTCATTTAAGTCTGTTGTTATCAATACATTTGCTTTAACACTTACTTCTACCACTTCAATTACGTTACCGCCTGGCTATTCACAACTTGGATTTGATGTTGTTGCTGGTGGCGGTGGCGGTGGTGCAGGCGGTGTTGGTGATACCACAACCAATGGACCAACTGGTGGTTCTGGTGGTGGTGCAGGTTCTAGATTTATTAGCAGCTATCCATTTTCATATTTTGGTTCTGCAGGTGATTCCGTAACTGCTACTGTTGGTGCTGCAGGAGCTGCTGCTACAGCAGGTGGACTTTCATCTATTGGAAGTATTGTTAAAGCATATGGCGGTGGCGCAGGTGTAGCAGGTAATACTACATTCCCTAATTATTCATATGGCGGTGGTGGTGGTGGTCAAGGAGGTGCTGGTTCTAACGGCACATCTTCAAGTTCTACATTTCCAGCAAGCAATGGTGGTGCGCCTTCTATAACTGCTACATTTGCAACACCATCTGATGGCGCATCATTCTTGACAAATATTGGTGCTGGCGGTGGTGCAGCAGGTAATTCAGCTACATGGGGTGGTGGCGGTGGTGGAATTGCTTATACCGCAGGCGGTTCTGGTGGCAGCTCAATTCATTCTTCTGGTGCAGGAGGCGCTGGTGGAGGTAATAGGAGTGGAAGCGCACCTGGTGAAGCAGGCGGTGCTGGTGGAACATCTATGTCATTTAGTAGTGGCGGTGGTGGAGCAGGCGGTGCAGCAACTGTTGCTGGTACTGCAGGTGCAACATTAGCCAACGGCATGGCTTCTGGTGGCGGTGGTGGTGGTTCATCTACTACTGGTAATGGAGCCGCAGGTGCTGCGGGTGGATTCCCAGGCGGTGGTGGTGGCGGTGGCGGTGCAGGATTTACTGCCTTTGCAGGTGGTGCAGGTGGTGCGGGCGGTGCAGGTCAAGTTCGCATCTGGGGTATTGCATAAATGTATATCCCACTAAACATCCCTGCTGGTGTTTACAAGAATGGTACTGAGTACCAATCTAAGGGACGCTGGAATAGCTCTAATCTGGTACGTTGGTATCAGAACACACTACGTCCTATTGGTGGATGGAGAAAGCGATCTCCTAACCAGTTAACAGGCTCTGCACGTGGAATACTTGCATGGCGTGATAACAGTAATCTTAGGTGGACTGCTGTTGGCACTCACTCAAAGCTATATGCTTTGAATGAAGGCGGTACTCCATACGACATTACTCCAACTTCTTTTACTGTTGGCATTGCAGATGCTGATGCAAAACTAGGATATGGCTATGGTACATATGGAACATCGTCATATGGTATTGCTAGACCAGATACTGGCTCCTACACTCCTGCTACTACATGGAGTATGGATACTTGGGGTCAATATTTAAATGCTTGTTCTAACGCTGATGGTAAGCTTTACGAATGGCAGTTAAATACTGGTACTGTAGCCGCTGCAATTACAAATGCACCAACTGGAAACTCTGGTTTAGTGGTTACTGAAGAAAGATTCTTATTTGCTCTTGGAGCAGGTGGAAATCCTCGTAAAGTTCAATGGTCTGACCAAGAAAACAATACAACTTGGACGCCAAGTGCTACCAATCAAGCTGGTGACTTTGATCTGACCACATTAGGTTCTTTGATGTGTGGCAAGCGAGTTCGTGGTGCTACCATCTTGTTTACTGATGTAGATGTCCATTCGGCTACTTATATTGGTCCACCATACGTTTATGGATTTGAGCGCATTGGTACTGGATGTGGTGTTATTTCCCGTCAAGCAGTAGCGGCTACTGACAATTCAGCTATTTGGATGTCTAAGTCTGGATTCTGGATGTTTGATGGCTTTGTAAAGCCTTTGCCTTGTGATGTTGGTGACTACATTTTCAACAACATTAACTATCAGCAAGCCTCTAAAGTTTACTGTGTCCATAACTCAATGTATGGTGAAGTTTGGTGGTTCTATCCAAGTTCAGCCAGTGTTGAAAATGATTCGTATGTAAGTTACAACTATCGTGAGAACCATTGGGCTATTGGTAGCTTTGGTAGGACTTGCGGTACTGATTCTGGTGTATTTAATAAGCCAATGATGGTTTCATCTGATTCTTATGTATATGACCATGAAACTGGTTTTACATACGATTCAGCTGTTCCATTTGCTGAGTCAGGACCTGTAGAGTTAGCTTCTGGCGACAGAGTGATTAACATTGTTGGTTTGGTTCCTGATGAAAACACTTTGGGTGATGTAAAAGCTAGGTTTAGCACCAAGTTTTACCCCAATGCTGCAGAATATAACTTTGGTCCATACACCATGAATACGCCTACTTCTGTACGTATTACTGGTAGACAGATTGCAGTCAAGATTGAAGGAAACATCAATACTGATTGGCGTGTTGGGACTATTCGATTGGATGGCAAGCCAGGAGGTATGCGTTGAAGCTCCCAAGCCCTACTCCTACCTATGATTTTAGAGATCAGGCTAATGTTCGCAGGATCATTGAGTCTGAAGATACAAACATTTACAAGCGTAATCAGGATGTTGAGATTGGCTCTCGCAAGATAACCCCTCCCAACAGACTGATTATCTCTAGTCCAAACGGCACTAGATATGAGATTTTGGTTAGCAATATCGGTATATTGACAACTTCAGCACTATGATTGACTATGAAAAGTACAAAACCAATGGTGAACTACCATTATGGGCTGTATCTTTTCAAAAAGTAGAGAAAATTCTGGAACCTGCTTTAGAATACGATAACACTCATAATATGCAGGACGTAGCCGACTGTATTGACAGTTGTACGATGCAATTATGGCCTGGGACTAACAGCGCAGTAGTAACTCAGGTGCAGAACTTTCCAAGAATGAAGGTTTTGCATATATTTTTGGCATCTGGTGATCTAGTAGAACTAGAAACACTCACCCCCCATATTCAGAAGTTCGCTGAAGACATGGAATGCCGCAAGATCACCTTAACAGGACGTAGAGGCTGGTCAAGAACTTTTGTATCCAAATTTAACATGAAGCCAACACATTATTGGCTATCAACGGAGGTGTAATTATGTCTGGTGGTTCAAGTCAACAAACAGCGCAGCTTGATCCTGCATTGCGTGATGCTTATCTAAAAAATGTAGAAAGCGCACAGGGTGTAGCGGGTGGTTTAGAAGCTCGTCAATTTGCAGGGTTTACTCCTGACCAACAGGCAGGTTTTAATGTTGCTCGTCAGTTCTCTGACCCCCGTGGTGAAGCCTTTACTGGTATGCGTACAGCATTTGATACTGCTGGTCGTGTTGCTAACTACAATCCACAGAATGTCACTTATAACGCTTATGGCGGTGCAAATGTAGACCCTGCTGCTTTGGCTGCTCAACAAGGTTATAACGCTACTACTGGTCAGTATTCTTCTGCAGGTGCAGCATCTCAGTTTGGTGGAGCGCAAACAGGACCAACTAATGTAGCTACTGGTACTGGTTACACTGCTTCTCAGTTTGGTGGCGCACAAGCGGCTCCTGCTTCTTTAGCTCAAGCTACTGGCTATACCTCACAAGGATTTGGTGGTCAGACTGCTGCTCCTGCATCTATGTTTTCTGGTGTTGGTGCAGGTCCTGCTCAACAAGCTCAAGCTTTAGGTTATACATCACAGGGTTTTGGTGGTGTTACTGCTGGTGACGCAGAAAGAGCGCAAGCCGCACAACTTGCTCGATCATCTATTCGTGATGTTGGCGTGCAAGGTGTTTCTGGTGCTGACATAACTTCAGAAGCTTTAGGACAGATTGCTCCTCAAGCTAGGGCTAATATTCGTGATGTTAATGCTGGTTCATTTTTAAATCAAAATATTCAGCAGTACATGAATCCTTATACTCAGGCAGTTACTGAGCAAAGCTTGCAGGATTTAGAGCGTTCACGACAACTTGAACAACAACGTACTGCCGCACAAGCTACTGCTGCTAGGGCTTATGGTGGATCTCGTCAGGGTGTTGCAGAAGCAGAGACTAATCGTGCTTTTGGTGAGAATGCCGCACGTTTGGTTGCTCAACAGAATGCTGCTGCTTATGCTGCTGCCCAACAAGCTTCTGAAGCTGATTTGGCTCGTCAGATGCAAGCACAACAACTTAACCAAGCTCAAGACGTTGCTACTACTCAACAGTCATTGCAATTGGCAGGTCAATTTGGGTTGGCAAATCAAGATGCAAATCTGAGGGCTGCTTTGGCTAATCAAGGTGTTGATGTGTCTACTGGACAACTCAATACTCAGAATGCTCAACAAGCGGCTTTGGCTAACCAACAAGCCGCCAATCAAATGGCTCAGTACAATGCGGGCAACTTGCAACAAGCTGGCTTATCTACACAAGCAGCGGCTAATCAAGCGGCTCAGTTTGGAGCACAAGCAGGTAACCAAGCATCATTGGCAAACCAAGCGGCTGCTAACCAGATGGCGCAATATAACGCTGGTAATTTCCAACAAGCAGGTTTGGCTAACCAAGCAGCAGGTAATGCTTTGGCTCAGTTTAATGCCCAACAACTTCAGCAAGCAGGTTTGTCTTCACAAGCAGCTCAAAACCAAGCATTGCAGTTTGGTGCTGGCGCTCAGAACACTATTGCTCAACAGAATGCCGCTGCTCAAAATGCTTTAGCTCAGTTCAATGCGGGTAATCTACAACAAGCAGGTTTGACTAATGCGGCTGCCTTGAACCAAGCTGGTCAGTTTGGTGCAGGTGCTACAAATGCTGCCGCACTTGCTAATCAGGCCGCATTAAATCAAGGTCAGCAGTTTAATGCAGCCAACTTGCAACAAGCAGGTCTTTCTAATGTTGCGGCTCAGAATCAAATGAATCAGTTTAATGCTGGTAATCAACAAGCAATGACATTGGCAAACTTGGGTTATCAGAATCAAGCTAATCAGTTTGGAGCTTCTGCGTTTAACCAAGCAGGTTTAGCTAACCAAGCGGCTATTAACGCTCGTGCTGCCCAACAAGCAGGATTAACTCAGCAAGCAGGGTTGACCAATGCTCAAAACTTTTTGCAAGCTAACTTAGCTAATCAACAAGCAGGATTGACTGCCAATCAAGCACGTTTGGGTGCTGCAGGTCAGATGTCTAATATTGCAGGTCAAGGTCAACAGATGGGTCTTGCTGGCGCACAAGCTTTGAGCAATATTGGTGGTCAACAACAGCAGTTCTCTCAACAACAGATGGACGCTTACCGCAATCTGCCATTGGAGCAACAACAGATCATCAACCAAGCATTGGGACTCAATGTTGGAGGTGGTTCTGGAATGCAAACATCATCTACTTCACGCCAAGGCTTGCTTGGTTTGTTGGGTATCTAAGGAGTCTATATGTTTAATCTTGGTTTGCTGTCTGATGCAGCGCTTACTGGTCTTAGTGATGATGAAAAGAGTAACCTGCAAAAGCAAGCTACTCAACAATTCTTACTTGGCTCTTTGTTAAGCAATGACCCATCTATGGGTCTGAAGTCTGCCTTATCTGTACCAGATCAGTATTTGAGTGGTCAACGTGCTATTACTGAAATGCAACAGAAGGCGGCTGATCGTGCATCTATTGCTAATTTCCAAGGCAAATATATGCCTACGCAGTTTAATGAAAATAATCCACAGTACATGGGTCCTGTGATGCCAGCTCAAGCTCAACAACAAGAAGAGTTAAAAGCAGCCAGAGCAAGAGGTTTACCTTTCAATATCCAGAATGCTTTGCAAGATGTAATTAATTTGCCTACTGCTGCACAAGGACCAATGCGAGAGACTATTTCTGCATTGCAACCTAAAGTGCAAGGTAATTTATTGCTAAACCCAAATATGGAAATATTGCGTGGTCTGCCAACACAAGACAAAGGCATTACATCTCAATACAACCCATTAACTGGTGGGTATTCTGCGGCCCCTGTCCAGAACTATATGCAGTCTATGATTCAGACTACTCCTCCAGAAGTTAGACCTGGACAAATGCTTGGTATTGATGCAAGTGGAATGATTGGCACAAGTGTTATTCCTGGTGCTCCACAAGCAACTCAACAATTGAATTTTTCTGAGCAATTGGGTAAAGGCCAAGCTTCTTTACAAACAACTCCTACAAATATTGTTGATCCTGCAACTGGCAGACAAAAGCGTGTGACAGAAGCTCAAGCTTTAGGAATGCCAACTTCTTTATCTCCTTCAGAAGTTCAAGCATACGAAGCATACAAGCCTATTAGAGATGATGCTTTTAAGAAGTTCCAAGCTGCTTCAAGTTCTGATACCAGTTTGCAAAATATGCAAAACATCTTAAATCGTGGAGCATTTAAACCAGGTAGGTTTGCGGAAGCCCAATCTGAGATTGCTTCTATTGCAACAGGCTTAGGTATAGGTGGACAAGCAGCAAAAAATATGGCAGTTGATGCCCCCTTGTTATTACAAACTTTTGCTGATACTGTTTCCACAAATATTCAAGATATGTCTGGTGCAATATCTAATGCAGACGTTATTTTCCAGAAACAACGTGGGCCTCAAATCAGAAATCCAGAAGAGGCAATTCAATATTACATTGATTTAAAAGAATCACTTAATAAAAGAAGTAAAGATTATTACAACTATGTAGCTAAAAATCCTGTGCCAGATGTAGTTGAAAAATGGTCACAAACACCTCAAGGTAGTGCTTCACTTTTTGAAGATCCAAAAATGCGTAAATATTTGCCTAAGTTCCCAGTTACTCAAGGTCCTGATAAGGGCAAAACAGCGTATCGCCTACCTACTGGCAGCATTGTGTTGTTTGACTAATGGCTACAAAAGATCAAGTTTACGAATTTGCTCGGCAAGAAGCTGAAAGGCAAGGCGTTCCTTTTTCTTTAGTTCAGAAGATTGTTGAAACAGAGTCTGGTGGCTCTTTCAATGCGATAGGACCAAAAACAAGGTTCAATGATCGTGCTTATGGACCTATGCAGTTGATGGGTGCTACTGCTAAAGATCTTGGTGTCAATCGTATGGATTGGAAAGATAACATCCGTGGTGGTGTTAAGTATCTAGGCCAATTAACAGAAAGATTCCAAGATCCCAAATTGGTAGCGGCTGCTTATAACGCAGGACCAGCAAATGTTGAAAAGTATGGTGGCGTTCCACCATTTAAAGAAACACAAAATTACGTTCAGAAAGTTGTGGGTACAAATATGGCTACATATCGTGTAATTGATCCTTCTATGATTGGTCAACCAACAGAACAGCAAGCTCCTAGAATTGATTTGACAGGTATGGCTAATGCCGATCAACAGCAAAGTACCAACTTCCGTGCTATTGATCCATCAATGGTTGGTCAGCAAATTGTTGATAGACCACCTGTAAGACAGAATACAGATACTGTTGCCCGTCAAGTAGGCTTAACTGCTCGTTATGGCATGGAAGGCTTAGGGCAGGTTGCCGACATTGTTGGATCACCATTAAATATGTTGATTAACAGAGCTACTGGCAGTCAATTGCAACCACCTAGCCAAGCAATGTCAAACTTTGCAACCATGCTTGGTTTGCCACAACCACAAACTGGTTTTGAGCGTGGCATTGGCAATGTAACTCGTGCAGTAGCTGGTATACCTGCGATGGGTGGTGTTGGTGGCTTACTTCAACAATCAGGAAGCGCTGTTACACAAGCAGTTGGTCGTGGTTTAGCGGCTCAACCAGTTGCTCAGATGGCTAGTGCTACAGCAGGTACTGGTGCGGCTGAAATTGCCCGTAACCAATTTGATATTCAAAACCCATTAGCATTGCTTGGTATCAACTTAGCAGCAGGTCTGCCAGCGGGTGCTGTTGCGGCTCGTGCAGGAAACACCAATCCATTAAATGTAAACCCTGCTGCTGGCACACGTTATCGTGATCCAGTAACTGGTCAATTGATTGAGTCTGCTGCTCAACGTGGTGTCAATATTGATATTGGCGATGTTGGTGGACCAGGCTCTAATTTACTGCGTAAAACTCGTCAATTTGGCGATTCAACACAAGATGCAAATCAACTGAAATCTGCTCAAGTCAGAAGCCTTATTGAAAGAGTTACTGAACAAGCTAAACCTGCTTCTGTTGTTAAAGAAGGTGGTGAAAAACTAGTTATTGCTAAAGATTTGAGAACTCAATATCGCAATGCTAAAGATGCTGTTTCTCCAATATTTGATCGTGCTGAGAAGTTGGCAGGGAATACTCAAATTCCTTTGTCAAACACAAGCAATGCAACTATTGAGGTTTTAGACAAGTTTCCCGCAGTTGCAGACAATGCCTTTATTACCAAGCTTGTTGAGCGTGCAACCACTTTAAACCAAGCTGGTGGTGGAACTTATAAAGAATTAAGAACTTTACAAAAATCAGTAGGTTCTGAATTAAACAGAGTACAAAAAGCTCCTGCTACATATGGTGAAGAGCAAATAGCAGCTTTGTCTAAGTTATATGGAGGTCTTGCAAATGATGTGGATGCTTGGGCTGCTCCTAGAACTTTAAACAATAAACCTGTTTACACACCTGCTGGTGCAGAACACGCTCGTGCAATGGAACAGTTTAGAAATACTGTTGTCCCATTTAGACAAGATCAAGACATCTACAAGATTGTTTCAAGCAAAACACCCGCAAACGAAATTGATAAAATTGCCCAAAGTTTTAGCTTGACAGGTAATCCTGCTACTGCTGAACTAGCTGTTAATTTGATGTCTGATACTGGTAGACAAGCGGCTCAATACTCAATTCTTAACCAAGCCCGTAGCGCTGCAATAAATGAAGATGCAGCGGCTATGTTGTCATCTCCTGCTTTTACCAGAACATTGAATTTAGGCAGATCTGAGTTGCCATCTGCTCAACGTATGGTTATGGGTCAATCACCAGAAGTAATGGGTGAAGTAGGTTTGTTGCGTAGTATTGTTGATGCAACCCGTGGTGCTGTAACTCCTAAAGTTGCACCACAAACAGGTGCTTTGACTGTTCCTTTGATGACAACAGGAATGGGCGCTGGTGCTGGTGCAGGAGCCGCTACTTCATTAGGATTTGATCCAACAGTAGGAGCAATGGCTGGTGTCACATTAGTTCCACCAATGGCAAATAGACTTGGAAATGCTTTAAGTAGTCCTGGGGGCACTAGATTCTTGCTTGGTGAGCAACTTCAAGGTGCTGGTGGCATGGGTACAGCAATGGGTCAGGCAATGACAGAAGCAGTAACAAACCCTGATGAATTCATACCCCAAAAACCGATTCGAGGTCTAATGGACTTCTTTAGGAACTAAATGAAAGATTGGCTGCTTGCAACAACTGCAGCAGTCAGTATTACTGTCTTTGTGGCTTTTTGTAGCTACATAATAGTTTGGGCATATCCGTGAAGTGGTTACTAATGTCATCATTGTTGTTTACATTGGTGGCATCTAGTAAAGATAAAACTGAATATAGATGCGTCAGGTGGGCTTGGACAGGTGATGTTTACAACCGCAAAGTTGTGTGTCTTGAATGGCAAAAGGTAGATAAGAGATGATTGATCCTCTAACAGCCCTAGCAGGGATACAAAACGCTATCAGCATGGTCAAGAAGGCAAGTAAGGTTGCCTCTGACTTAGGCTCTCTTGCACCAATGATTGGCAAGATGTTTGACGCTAAATCAACTGCTACTAAAGCATTGATTGAGGCTAAGAAAAACAAAGGCTCAAACATGGGGACTGCTCTCCAGATTGAGATGGTTTTAGATCAAGCTAAAGCGTTTGAAGAAGAGTTAAAGATGCTTTTCATGACAACAGGCAAGATTGATGTCTGGAACAAGATTAAAGCCCGTCAAGAGCAGATGGATGTGGATGATGCCAGAGAACTCAGATCGTTAGAAAGAGCAGAGAAGAAGGCTAAAGAAAAAGAGCAAGAGATGAATGAGTTAGCCATCATTATTGGTGGTGTGGCTTTTGTATTGTTCTTGGTTGCCATTGGTATCTATGAACTCATGGATTTCTGTGAAACCACTAAAAGGTGTGGTCGGTGAATGAATACCAGAAGACCTTTGACCTATGCCTCAAGATATTCGTTTACGGGTGTGTGGCGTTATGGTTTCTTGGTTTCTTAAAGTTTTTACCTGACGATTTGTCGGACAAAATTGTTAATCTCTTACTTGGAAGGATTGGTCTGTAATGCTATCTTTATTCTCAACACTTGGTGGCTTGTTAATTTCAGGCTTACCTAAACTTTTAGACTTCTTCCAAAACAAAGCAGACCAGAGTCATGAGTTAGCTTTGGCTAGAGTACAAGTAGAACTACAACTACAAATGATGGCTCAAGGCTTTGCGGCTCAAGAGCGAATGGAGGAGATTCGTACAGACCAGATTGCCATGCAAACAGATGCCCAGATGACTGAGGCTGCTTTACAACATGATGCAAAAGTCTTGGAAAAGGCAAGCACTTGGGTGGTTAACTTTGTCGGTACTGTAAGACCTATTGTGACTTACATCTTCATCTTTGAGTTATGTGCAATCAACGCATGGATTGCCTACTACGTTTACAGCAGACCTAGCTTAGTAAACAACATGGATGACTTGATTCGAGTTACTGACATTATTTTTAGTTCTGATGAGATGGCTATGTTGGGCGCAATTATCGGTTTTTGGTTTGGCTCACGCTCATGGTCTAAGAAATGAAAATTAGCAAAGCTGGTGAGGACTTGATGCACTTCTTTGAAGGCTACAGAAACAAGCCTTATCGGTGCAGTGCTGCCATTTGGACAGTTGGGTGGGGTCACGCTATGTACGCAGACCAATTAAACCTGCCAAACGTCCGCAAAGAGGGTTACACAGGGCTTATCAGGTCTGATTATCAACTTAAGGGGGAAGATGCCCGTGTTTGGTCTAAAGATGAACTGGTCAATCTGTTCAAGGTTGACATCGATACTTTTGAACGTGGTGTTCTTCGACTTTCTCCTACTCTTGCTAGTCATCAAAGCAAATTCGACGCTATTACATCTTTTGCGTACAACGCTGGTTTAGGCAATTACCAGAGGTCAACCATTCGCATTAAGGTTAATCGTGGTGATTGGGAAGGGGCTGCCGAGGCTTTTATGTCGTGGACTAAAGCGGGTGGTAAAGAGGTTGCAGGACTTGTCAAAAGACGCAAAGCTGAAGTAGCATTGTTCCTTTCTTAAATTAAATTGTCATAATAACTGTATAAGGTGTTGAAATGCCTAACATTCCTACGCCAGAACAAGCTGAGTTGTTTGCACAAAGTGTCAGAAAGTGGCAACAAGTGCTGAGTTTGGGTGATTGGAGATTAGAGAAAGGAAGTAAGGCAGCTAAATCAGCAATGGCTAGTGTGGAGTTTACCCCTGCTGCAAGACTTGCTGTTTATCGTTTAGGAGACTTTGGTGCTGAGAAGATCACGCCAGAGTCTCTGGATCAGACTGCTTTACATGAGTTACTTCATGTGTTTCTGCATGACTTGATGACTGTGGCACAAGACCCTAAATCATCTCAAGATGAGATTGAAATGCAAGAGCATAGGGTCATCAATCTGCTAGAAAAGTTACTTTCAAGGGATTCCAATGGGAAGTGCTAACGAAACGTGTACTGATACCGAGTTTATCCAACTATGGGGTCAACTTCAATCTGCTCAAAAAGTAGCTGACCATCTTGGCATTGCAAACAGGGCAGTTCATTTGCGTAGAAGATGGATTGAAAAGCACTACAACATGGCACTTCATGCAAGTGACCATCGTGGCGTTAAATACGATAAAGTTAAGCCTAAATCCTTCTCTCCTTTAAAACAAGTAGACCTTGGCATCCTAGATGGGACTGTCATTGTCTTCTCAGACGCTCACTTCATACCTGGTCAACGAACAACAGCGTTTAAAGGGCTTCTATGGGCTATAGAAACCTTCAAACCAAAGGCAGTGATATGTAACGGGGATGCCTTTGATGGTGCGTCTATATCCCGCCACGATGTTACTGACCAACCACAAACTTCTGTTATTCAAGAGTTAAAGGCTTGTCAGGGTGCGTTGGGTGAAATAGAGGAAATAGCTAAAGCAGCAAGACACAATGTAAAGTTATGCTTTACATGGGGCAATCACGACATTCGGTTTGGCAACAGGCTTGCTCAACACGCACCACAATTTAAAGAAGTTCTAGGTTTTAAGTTGACAGACCATATCCCAGATTGGGACTTCTGTTGGGCAGTGTGGCCTACTCCTGATTGCATCATCAAGCACCGATATAAAGGTGGTGTTCATGCCACTCACAACAATACTGTAAATGCTGGTGTGTCAATCGTTACTGGACACTTGCACTCATTAAAGGTCACTCCATTCTCTGATTACAATGGATGTAGATACGGGGTAGATACGGGGACCTTGGCTGAACCAGATGGACCGCAGTTTACTTACGCTGAGATAAACCCAAACAACCACAGGTCAGGCTTTGCGGTTCTCAACTTCTTTAATGGTAAGTTGTTATGGCCTGAGTTAGTCCACAAGTTTGATGAAGATCAGATTGAATTTAGGGGTGAAGTGATTGATGTAGGTGCATTTTGAGTGCATGGCTAATCATTCTCACGGGGGCTATCTACGCTTACATTGCTGGTGAGCAGCTTTGGAAAGATAACCCACACATGGCTATTGTCTATGCGGGGTACGCCTTTAGCAATGTGGGGCTGTACTTACTAGCAAAGTAGCTTACAAAGGCTCGTGAGCGTTTGAAGGGAAGGCTTCTACTTCTTCTTCAGTTTCTTCAAAGTCTTCATCAAGTTCGTCAATTGCTTCATATTCAACTGCCCATCCATTTTCCTCTTGGAACTGGATAAATTCTTGAATGACTTGAATCTTATCGAAGTCGAAGGTTTCAACAACAATTTTCTCACTGCCTGTCCAGCCAAATTCCATTTCAAATTTCATGATGTTCTCCTGACGCAACCGATTGTTGCAATGAAATACTAGGCTAAATTTATGTCATTCAAGTGTCTTCTGGAACACTCCGTTGGGCAATAGTATGCCCTTCCGATTCTTAATCTGATCGTACGCTATTTCCATACAGTCTATCAGATGTATGTCTTGCAAAGCGCAATAATTGATAAGGCAGACCATGACATCACCAACAGAATCCACAATAGCTTCTTTGTCATTTTTAATCGTGGCATCTGCTAGTTCTCCCATCTCTGACATTGCTTTGAGAAGCTGAACATCTGGTGTGCTATTGGGGATAATCTTACGGGCTTCAGACCATTGAATGATCTTCATTTCAATTGCTGCATAACTCATTTTTTCTCCTTAAAACATCTTCAATTTGACTAAGAATATCATGGTCAACATAAGAACAAAAGAAAATAAATTCTTCTTCTGTAAGACCTTCCCATTCGTATCCAGTAATTTCTAATATTGATTCAATTTCTTTTATTGCTTCATCTATTTTTGGATTTCCACCATCCATTCTTTTACCAACGTGCTCAACAGATTTAAGAGCCTCAAGAGCTAGTTTTAATGTTTCAATCATCTAACTCTCCTTAATTCCATTACTTTCTCAGGTGGTGGGGGTAACATCTTTTCGCTTGGTGGGTTCCATCCATGCTTTTTCCATAGTGCCTGGACATCTGATCCAGACTCCCATTTGAAGTCTTTTGTAGCTACAGATGGGTAACTAATCTTTGAATGCGGTGGTTTTTCTAACATTATTTTGCTTTCATCACTCGTTGATTTCTGCCAAACCTGCCACGTTTGACACCAGTTACTTCAATTAAATCCTTGTCCAACAAAGCACGATACCTTGCTGTTATAGAGGAATATGGGTATTGGGGATACATAGCCAGTATCTCATCTGAGATACACCCGTCTGGGAAGCCTTTAATGGCCTCGTAGACCATTTTCTCTAGCTTGGTGCTGTCTACCAACTGAGCAGCCTGATGGCTCGTTGCAGGGTCTTGGTTTCTGACCAACTTAAATGGCTCAGTACCAAAGAATCTTTCCATCGATTCTTTCATGTTGTTAAAAAGATCTCTCATTATTGACTCCTATTGGGTGAGGGGAAAACTGCTCGTCTGCAAGCTAGGAAAATCCTTTGCACAGCTCTCCCCTCGGGTTTATATTAACTCAAAAAGGCAAATCTTCGTCTTCAAAACTTGCCTTCTTAGGGGCTTGTTTGGGCTGATAGTCTTCTTTGGGTGATACTGCTAGACCCATGAATTTGCCTGATTTTCCCTCTTTAATCCATGCAGATAGCCAGTAATCCTTGCCATCAACAGTTATGTTCCCTTTATAGTGGGGAGCACGTTCGTTGTCCTTTTTGTCATTAGAAAAAAGAACGCCACTATTGTCGCGCTGCATTGATTTGTTATTTTCCATTTAAAACTCCTTTGTAAGCAGAAAATCTGCCATGTATTAACTCTGTCGCTTCGATAGCAACAAGACCTGCTAACTCTAAATCTTCATACATACCAAAACGCAATTGTTTGTAGTTTTTGCAAACTTCAACTTGCCATTTTTTACAATGTTCAACCCATTTGACTCCTTTGTATCCAGATTTGTTTGTTGATCGAATCTTTTGATTGCGGCAATTTTCTTCTTTCGTTGCCGCCCTCAAGTTCTCTATCTTATTGTTAGTCTTATCGCCATCAATGTGGTCAACACATTCAGGCAAATATCCGTGGTGATACAAGAACACAAGGCGATGGGCTTTAAAGGCTTTCGCTTTTATCTTCACATGGATATAACCTTTCCCCTTATGAACACAACCAGCAATTTGACCAATCTCGTTTACACGCCCTGTTTTTCTAATCAGATTTCCATCTTGATAGTCAAATGCTGACAAAACATAATCATGGCTAATTGCTAGCTTTTCCATATTAACCTTTCGCATTCTTTAATGCACTTCTTACTTTACTAGGAAGCAAAGTCCATAAAGCGACTTTTTGTTCGCTATCTAAGTTCTCTGCCTCCAACTTTACCCAAGCTGTCTTAGGTTCTTCATTCTCGCAGATAGCAATTAATTCCATTGCTAACTCTCTGAGATAATTCTGTTCTTCTTCTGGGATGCTATCCATTGCACCCTGTGTTGGCGTAATGATTGGGGCTTGCTTCTCTTCTTTTACTGGCGGTGAAGAGTCAAGCGCATCATGCTCAACAATCTCCATTGCTGTCATCCAGAGATACCTGCGCTGATATGTTTCTACTGCACCAAGGTTCTGGATAGCGTGTGCGCCTTTTAAATTTGCTTCTACCATTGGTGAGCTAATGACAATGTTAGTGCCATCATCTACATCAGTAATTGTCAAATCTGCATAGTCCTTTGTGTATGAAATAACTCCACACAATCCATTTCTATAAAATATCTCATTGATTTGCGGTAGAAAGTCACCAAGCTCAAAGTATTGATACCCTGCAAACTTGTTGTGGCCTGACTTTTTAAGTGGAGCCGCTTGCAAGGCAATCCTTGCTTCCATTAACTTTTTATGTACACCCATGATTTTTCCTTAAGTATTTT